ATGTGATCTATGAATAGGTATTTTGCACCGGCCAACGCCATATACTCCAGCTTGTCCATTATAGAGCTGTCATTGATGGAGCCTTGATGATCCAACAACAGAACTCGATCACCTCCAAAAATCTCATCGAAACCCACGCGTAAGTCCTCCAAAGATATTTCTTCATATGAAGGGTTCTTATCCAAAGCCAAGCCAGCTAACTTACGCGCAGTTTCAGCTGGTGCTTCTTCCAGCGAGACCACACCTATCTTCGTGTCCTCCACCTCTCTGAGGACGTGTACCATAATCTCACGAATTATCGAGCTCTTCCCTGTGCCTGTCCCCGATACAAAAAGAGTGATCTCACCCATACGCATACCTTTGGTTTTGGAGTTCACGCCTGAGAGGCAAGCAGGATATGCCACAGACTCTATTTTGTTGTAGTTTTCTAAGGCATCCCACAACTCTTCCTTCTTCAAGACACCGCCAGGTAGATAATCTTGAGCGTTCCAAACAGCACGCATCACTTCTTTGCCACCTTCTTTTAAGAACAGCTCATTCGCGTCATTCAGTGAGATCGAGACCACCCGCGCCTTGTCATGACCCACGATCTTCACGACATCTTTTGTGGCTTTTTCACCAGCCTCATCGTTGTCGAAGAATATGACAACTTCTTCAAAAGTGCGAAGCCACGCGCGTGCTGCTAATACAGGTTTCAAGTTGGAGCTACTCGCCACACCGACGACTGGATAGTGCTTCTTGTAGTTATCGTAACCCGCTTGCGCTACAGTCAAGGTGTCTATCTCGCCTTCACAAATGACGACACGCTTACCGCCTTCAGCAAACAACGCTTGCCCGAACAAACCGCCCAGCTTACCCAGAGCCGTGAAAGTCTTAGGCAGTAACCGCTTCTTGAAGCCTCCCTCATACGGATAGTAATGAGCTTCGATGTGTCCTGTCTCATCGAAAGCCGCTCTAACGCCGTAAAACTTGTTTATCTCGCGGGTGATGCCTCTCTTGCTGAAGGCACTGTGTCTATAGTCACTTATATTTTCGTGAACAACCATCGATTTCTCTCGAACAGTTTCGGTGGGCCCATCGGTCTTGGGGAACCAAGCTCTACAGGAGAAACAGTAGCCTGTACCATCTTCATAAATTTGCAAGGCGTCCGAGCTTGCACATTTAGGACACGGATTGTTCTTCTTCTTTATTACGCCCATCGTCTACTCCTTCGTCTACTTCTTCAGATATTTTTGAGATGACCTCACCAAATAACGCCAACACCGCCCCGAACAGGAGGTAGTCTGCGCTACTCGCGAACCCCATCTTGTACACTTGCCAACCACCGACGGCCAAAACAGCAAAACTTATAAATATTAAAATCCTTCCAAAAATCTTCAAAATACTTCTCCATTAATTATCCCATGTAGCCGTTCACGGTGTCGTTCCGTGATGGCCTCTTTCACATTCCAAGCTATCTTCTCGACACGTGTGTTGTACCATTGTTCAGTTGTGGGAGCTTCGACGAAACACAGTGTCCACGTCTCTGCCCAACTCAGACCAGACTTGGTCTTGTATTGTTCCACACAAATCAACTCGAACTCATCCAGAGGTCTGGCTTCAAACATCTCTTTTAAAAGATTGGAAGATGACATATACTTCTTCCAGTTACTCTCAACGCCTTTCGCTTTACCTCTCTGCCCTCTATACAGCTTCTTACCTAAATAGAATCTATTTAAATAGTTATCTCGAACAAGGTAGATGAACCCCATATATTTGTCTGGGTCCATCTTTTCCGAGAAAGACCAATGGCCATTGTGATTAGCCTTGATCACCTTACCTGTCTTTGGTACTTTTATGTGCTTCATTCCATCAACTCCTGAACTAGTGGCCACTTAGTGGCGTCGAACTTATCATCCAACGACTTGAGCAAATAAATCAGGCGGCCTGTCAGTTGTAGGTGCACCAACCAGTTATCCTCTTCCACTGCTAGATAGTTGGACACCACAGCTTCTTGATACTCTTCGTGTGTCTCGCAACCTTCAACCATCTTTTCAGCGTTCACCGGACCAACCTTCCATAGCCCTTTTATATTGTCTACAGGGTCACCCGACAGCAGCTGAGCATAGTAGAGATGTCTGGCTGCGGCCACATCTATGTGCTCCAGCGTCTTCTTCTTTATGTTGTAATATGGTCCGACTATACATTTCAAATCTTTATCTATGGAGGCTATCACGAAAGGTTTGTCTTTCCTTCGATGACCCTCAGCCCAAATCCGTAAATAGTCGTCGGCTTCCATATTGTCAGCTGGAACAGCCATCTCGCGCTCCACCATTCGCAATCTCAGAGCTTTCACAAAAGGTGCCAGTGGGTTGGGTTGTCGTCTGCGATGATGTTTGTAGTCTTCGAACACATCTTCACGAAAGTTACCCTCACCCTTCACAGCCATCTTGTACGAATCTGAGAAAGTGTTCAACTGTATCTCAGCGATTATATCTTCCACATAAGCCCAACACTCCTCCAGGTATTCCGCGTCATCCTCTTCTGTGTACTCTGGGGGAACAACGACACCCTCGTCGTCTAACGAGGTCACAACCAACTCTGGGCGGTTACTCTTGGCCACCCTCGGCTTGCATGCGTAGTAGCACACAACGTCACCGTCTATCAGCACTTGCATCTCGTAACTCCTTTTTCCGTTTACTTTCAAAAAGTTTCAATTCCTCGTCATTCGCCTCGCAGAATTGTAGTTCACACAAAGGCTCGGTCAGTGAGCGATGTATGCACCACCTGTAGTGGCACTCATTCAAGAGTGAGCTCCGCATCAGAACTCACGCCTACGCCATCTCGAATGTCCAACTTGAGTTCTTTCGGTTCGTAACTTTCCAACTGTGCAGGTGTCGCAGTGCACGTGTTGTAATGACAGTTGCTCAAATCCTGCGTGTCATGATTACTGTTATGATTGTTGCACATCGTATGTTCACATTTTAGCATATCGTATCTCCATATCGTTAATAAGTTTATAGCGGGGAACCTAAGCTCGGCCCACTGCATCATAAGTCTCCTGAAAACCTTCAGTCAACTCTTTCACACCCAACACATCATCGTATAGTGGCTCGAGGTACTCTACACACTTAACGGCTTGCTCATCTATGTTGTTACCCAACTGCTTCTGATCTATGCAGAAGGCGAAGAACTCAAGCAAGTCAGCTGCCTTCACGATCTTCTTGTTGAGACCTTCCAGCTTATAGCTGGCCTCGTCAAAACCCAGACGTTCGAACCAAGTGTCCTCCACGTCTGTCATGATCTTCTTAAGCTCTGGATTATCACGCTTGACGTGTGTCTGCAGATCTCCTGTGTACTGCTCAGGAATGTCGTGTATGAGTATCTCATGCCAAGGAGTCAACACCCCGTTCGCGTACGAAAGGTATCGACCGATCACCAGCATATTAACCGTATGGGAACCTACAGAGTATTCACCATGTATTGGGTACGTATGGCAACGCTTCACCGCGAAGCCTCTACGAAACACATCCACCATCTCTTTTGCTTGCATAAACTCTCCTGTTAATGGACATCCAACCAAGTGTGTCCTATTTTTCCGTCACCATCCATTATCTCAACACCCACCAGCTTCGGGCCGGACATAAAAGCTTCAGCACCTATTTCAGAGGCTCTCTCAGCATACGCATCGGGAACCATGAAGTCCAACTCGTCATGATAGAAGATCAAAGGCTCATAAGGTATGCCTTCAGCCTCCAAATTATCCATCATGACCATTCCAGAAGCTGAACAAGTTATCTTCTCCACAGCTTGTAGTAAATACACGAGGAGTTTATGTTTACTGTCGACGTATATCTTGTTGCCAGCTAAAGAGGGAATGTAACCTTCGCCTTTGTTGGTGAAGCTTTTAGTCCTATCCCAAGTATCTTCCAACCGCTTCATAAGACCTGAGAATCCGGGAATGGCTTTCAAGAATTCTGCCTTGAACACATTCCCTCTGTCTGCGTCCTCAACTCCGAACAGATAGCTCCAAAGCTTAGCACCTGAGCCACCGAACAATGTGGCATAGAACACGCGCTTACTTCTACTCCTCAGATTCTTGGGCGTGAAGTCGTGGCGAATTAGCATGCTGTCCAGAGCCTCGATCATTTTACCCGCATTGTAGATGTGGATGTCTTTATTGAGGATCACATCCGTGAACTCATCATCGTTAATGTAGTGTGCCAAAGCCCTGGCCTGATTACCTGCAGAGTCCACACCCACCATAGTGTAGCCCTCTTTCGCCGTGAACAGCGATCTGACTTCGGGACCATATAACGAATCCACAGAAGGTATGTTGGCGATTGTCTTATGACGCGCCCTCATACTGGGAGTGCCTATCATAAAGCATTGTCCCACAAGTCTGTAAGTCCCATCCTTCTGCAATTTAGCTTCAGCCAACCAAGTCTTAAGAATCGCGTGGCGAGATGAGATGCTCACATACTCTTTATACAACGCACCATCACCTCCCAACAGTTCTAGAGAAGCTGTATCGATCTTGGGACTGGATTTGACACGTTTTCTCTTCTCCTTCAAGAACTTACCGTCGCTGTCCTTCTTATAATTCCACTCGGTGGGTTTCCACCCTTGCCTGTATAGAAAGATTTTGACATCCGCAGGTGAGCTGAGTTTCAAATCTGCAAACTCCACACGACAGAAAGGTCCATCGATAGGCCGCAACTCGCCGACGTAACCGCTCCAAGGATCCACATCGAACCACTTAGCTGTGTGGTGATCATAACAACCCTTCTTCACCCACTTAGGTCTCTTGACCTCACCCTCAGTCTTACCAGGCACCCGATCCTTAATCACAGACTTGATACCTAGCTTAGATTCTAACTTAGCTGTGGTGGAGGCCATCTTCCCTGTCATCTCATCAAACAAGGCAACAGCATCATCGTAAGCGAACGGCCAGCCGTTCAACTCAGCTTCGGACGCCCATTTGGACATATAATGCTCGGCCTTGATGTACGTCTTCAAGTAGGGTGCTTTAGGTGACTGTATCCTGAGCTCGGTCATCAGCTTTTTGAAGACCAACAGGTTCAAGTCTACATCACGCTCACAGTACACTAACATCTCCTGCGTGAACTTACTGTAATCATTGAAATCAATCTTCAATAGACCTAATTGATTTCCCCAAGCATCTAGACTGTGACCACCTTTCCCGAATCGCCTGTAGTCCAGGACATATGAAAGGATGAGCGTGTCGTAGACCTTCACAGACTTATCGGGTTCCCAATTGAACAACTTCTTAAGAGCCGGTAAGTCGAAGGCGACTATGTTGTGACCCACGATGGCGTCAGCTGAATTCAACTCAGCCTGCCACCCCAAGTCATTCTCCAACCAATACTTCTTCTCATTGGTGGTGGAGTCTTTTGTGTATAGTACATGCATCTTGGTGCAACCCTCTAAGAGGTCGTCACTCTCAATATCAAACACCAAAGTCTTCATTCTAGACCTCCTTTAACAATGTGTCCACCTCAGCTATGTCTATGTTCCGTCCAGCGACAGTTCGAGCGGTCAGGAATTTCAAGTAGAATAGAGCCTTCAACAGCTCTTGTCTACTGTCATCTTTCTTCCCATTCCTGGCCAAGTATTTGTACACTTGCATCAACACTGCGCTGTCGATATCTGGAATAACATCCTGCATAACTTCCAGCCATTGTGAGTCACCCACAAAACCTTTATAGTGGTCGGGGTCCACCGCCGACTTGATCGCGTCGGCGTGCTCCTCCGACCAGTCAGACAGTCTCTCTTCTTTGTTGACCCATTGGAAAGAGCGTTCGGAAGCGGCTATATGAGCCTCCAATGCATCCATAGTGAATATCATTTGCTCCTCTTTCGTTATGTTGTCGGTTATACGAACCACACCGTCCATCAACCACTCTTCGGAAGTGACCTCTCGTACGTCAGTTGTGGTCTCCAAAACGCGGTCGTCGGACATCAAATCATAGACGTATCTCAAAACGGAATCTCATCATCGCCTAGTGCTTCCCCACCGGTATCTTCTACCTCTACAACCACTGTGTCGTCGTCGAGAGCTTCGAACATCATAGCTTCTTCGCGCTCGTACTTATAGTCCACCCACTCAGTGATTTGAACTTTGCGTAACTGGAAGTATTTCTTACCATCATTTATATACCAAAAGAGAATCAAGTTTCCCTTCGAACCGTTGCCGACACGGCTGGCATCAATAGGCTCCAACTTCGAACCGAGCACTTCTGGAGCTGGCTGTTCAACGTCTTTGGAGTTCCGAAGCTTCTTGTAGACATTGAATTTGTAAAACAAAGGGCCTTCTTCAGGCTCTTCGATTTTCACATTCAAGCCGAGGTTTTTCCAGACAGTCCTCTCATCTTTGTCGTATGTTCTCACTTGAATGCTCCAAGCTGGCATCTCGCCTGGCTTAAACGCTTCAGGTGTCACAAGCGTCGCGTAATGAAATTCACACCCAGTAACCATAATCTCGCCCATCTTTTTAGTATCAGACATTCTTCTTTATCTCCATAATAATTTCATCATTTAATTTTGCGGGTACGAAATAAACATCGCCACCCGCGTTGTTGGTCACACTGACAAGTGCGATCCATCCGTTCACATCTTCGACGTACTCAAACGCCACATCTCTGGGCAACTCTTTCGAGTCATCCAGTATCTTACACAAACCTCCGAAGTCAACAAAGAGATCTGTGTCATCATCAGCACCCACTGCCTCATACCACTCCACAATCGCTTGGCCAGGTATATCTCTCAATCTTCTGTATCCGTTCATGAGAATGCGTACTCCGATTCCAAAACCTCGAATATGCTGAATGTGCCCAAATCTAGACCTTCAAGAGTCTGACCTGTCTCACGCATTAGACTTCCCAAAGGATCGCCCATATACAGTGTGGCGAACTGCGTACGAGTTTCATTGTACAGATCATCCATATCTTCAGGCAGACAGCCAAAAGAATCATGAACAGTCGTCACAGGGAAGTCGCAAGCATTGACGACTAGGGAGAGATGGGCAGCATCCAAACTATGTATGATGTTAGGTGCAGCGCCTTGTGCCTGCTTCTTGGGGCTCATAACAGGCTCCTCCAGACAGCTCACACTCAACTGTAGTGTGTTCTCGTAGTAGCCTGTGCTCTTCTTGGGACCGGAGGGTTCACCATATTGTGCCCAGACCTTTCTGACATTTCCGTGTATGTAATATTGCACACAAGGGAACCCAGTTGCCTGTGAGGTCCACTCCAAGAATCTGCCGTCCTCTTCAGCCAGCTTACCGGCCTCTTCGAACTTCTTGAGCAGTTGCATAGGTCGCTTCAACGCTGAACCACAACTGCTGTATATGAGCCTACCCAACCAAGCACCCCATCTGTGCTCCATGTAGTTCAAAATCTCGATTCCATGTTTAGACGCGTCTTTTATGATCTGCTCACCTAGACCGTAAGGCGTACCCCCGTATGGGAGAGTCATAACTCCTCGCTTACATATCTTACGTCGGTCTCCTTGATGCGTGATCCTGCTCCAAAACACCGGCATCGCTTGATCCAGTAAGTGTTTGTTGGAGGCCTTCAGGACTTTGAGCTCTTCTGCGTAGCGTTTCCGTTCTTCACTTCGAGGCTCAGAGTCGCGAATTGACTTCTTCACGGCGATAGCTCGGTCCACGAAGATCTCCGTCTCTTCTCTGTCTTCCAGCTCCATAAGATCTTTGTCGACCGAAGCCCACACAGTATCGGAAACGAAGCGGTAGAGATCTCCAGGTTCTTCAGTCTTGGTCAGATTCACGTACGGTGCAGTAGTTTCATCTTTGGAGAGTGCACAGAGGTGCTGGGCTCCATTATTGGAGCCGTCTATCCACACTAACAGACCTGAAGCATACTCAGGATCTTCCCTGAATTTGCACAGCTCGATACAGTTGGCTAAGAATTGCCAAGGCTTGTCAGCCACCATCCAACCTTTATTCACACGCGGGTCGGCGGCGTACTTGACGAAGCTGTCTTCATTATCTAAAGACCATTGAGCCCTGTCGTCTAAGTGGATCTTGTCGGTCTTTCGCCCATCACCTGTGTCACCGCCCCATAAGTTCGCCATATTTATCAAGAGCCAATAGAGACCTCTCTCACTTATCTTTTGGCGGCTCGCTCTCAGCAACAGACCTTTGGATTGGTCATGTCCCTGCTCGTGTAAGTAAGCTGTTGTGGGATACACACGACCTCTGAAGTCATAAGAGTATAAGTGGTAAAACTCGCTATCTTCAAATCTCTGGGCCATGTTGAGAATAGCTTCAGACTCTCTCAATTTGGAGTCTTTGGCCTGACTGGAAGGAGCTCTCCACACACCTGAGAACGCTTCTTCTTCGTATTCGAAAGCCCATATCTGCAACTCCAGTATGTCTTTATTTATGTTCCAGCCAATCTCTTGAAGCTTGTTGACCAGACCAAACACTTTGGGTTGAGTCTTTATGTACATCTCGTCCAGAAGATTGGGGTGCAGTGACTTTATGAGAGGCATACCCGACGAGTGTCTACCGCAAGACCACGCATCATAAGGTTCACTACTCGGCAGTTTACCGTTCGGCTCCAACTTCAAATTTTTCCACAGCTTGGTGATGGCTCGATCATTGGTGACTTCTATCTTGTAGCAAGCATGTCTGCTTCGCGTGTTTGAACCCTTGTAAGCCACCATCAATTCCATCTCTTCCAAAGAGTACAGCAAGAAACTCCCCAAGCGCACGGCGGTCACTGTGTTCTTGGATTGTCCACAAATCTTCATAGCTCTGGCACCCATAGCTGACACCAAATCTATAAAGTAGATATCAGACTCACCTCGCAGATCTCTTGTGTATAGGTATGCGACAGGGATTATGGCCTCATCCAATATCTTATCCACATCGACTTGCTTTAAGAAATTGATCTTGTGGTTGCCGCTTATCTCTAGATCAATCCTCCTTTTTAAGGATCTTTTTAATTTACTTCTCATCTCATAACCTCCAGTTACAATTATTGTGGAAGGCACATCTGGGCAACTGCCCGATATATGATCTTTTGTAAATCATAGATCATATATAGGGAAG